TCTAACTCTTTTAGACAATGAGATATCAAATCCAAGATCAATGTCAACATCAATCGTGTCCCCGTCTACAACATTTAGCAATTTCTTTACACGATATTCGTACATAATATCTCCTAATAATTAAAATGAGCCGTTTACGTGGACAATGCTCAGGTCCCTCATGCCCACACTAAGTGGTGCACAATATAAGTATACCCTATCTAAATAGGATTGTCTAGTGTTTTTTACTTGATCTTAATTGATTTTGGCTTTTTGTCTTCAGGAACAATACGCTCTAATGAAATCTTGAGCATACCATTTTCTGCAACGGCCCCAGTTACCTCAATAAATTCACCTAGGGCAAATTCACGAGTAAACTTTCGTGTTGCAATTCCACGATGAGCATATTTTGGCTCATCCTTAGAATCCTTAATTTCTCCCTTTACGGTGAGAACCTGTTCCTTTACTGAAACATCAAGGTCTTCCTTGGCAAATCCCGCAACTGCAAGTTCGATAAAGAATACATCTTCGTCGTCTGTTGTGATTACGTTATATGGTGGATAGTTTGTTCCTGTAGCGTGGGTGTGGATTCTTGACAACTTGTCAAAATCACGATTAAACCCGATAAAAAATGGATCATTAAAAAAATCCATAGCAAATTGTGTTACCATTTTATTCCTCCTTTAAAGCGAATAAGTTAATTTATAGACCCCCGAAGGCGATCTATAATAATTATATCACTAGAAATTTGGGTTTTCAAGTCTGTGACCAGACTCAAGTAAGCTTGCTTGAGAGACCTTAATAAATTTAGTTTTTTCTGCTAAACTTGACAAATCTGATACACCTCCGTAGGAACATCCACTAGAAATATTATTTCTTAACAGATTTAATGTTTTTTGAAATGAGCCTCTTTTGGGAACTGTACCAGAAACACCTTCAACATGAGGGTCTTCATGTCCATACACTTCATTAATTGATCTAGAAGCCAAACCTCTAAAGTTAACACCATAACATTCATTGTGTCCAGCAAACATGCTTCCAATCATTACTCCACTTGCTCCGCCAGCAAAAGCTTTTACAATATCTCCATTATATTTGATTCCGCCATCTGAAATTATTCCATTAACTGGATCATTTTTTACCTGATTGTATACGTCCATAACTGAAGATAAAACTGGAACACCAAATCCTGTCACTTGCCTTGTCACACAGGCTGCTCCCCCGCCAATTCCAACCCTTACAGAGTCTGCCCCAGCATCCATAAGTGCTTGATATGCATTATAAGAGGACACGTTTCCAGTCATTATATGAACATTATCTGGAACTATTGCTCTTAATTTTTTTACTGATTCAATTGAAATTTCTGTATGTGCCCAGGCTGTGTCTATCAAAATAACTCTTGTGCCTGTATGCAAAATTTCTTTTACAAAATCTTTATCCTCGGCTTCAAATAGATTTACTGCAAATCCTGCTTCACCGTTTAAGGAGTTTAGTTGAGATATTCTAGATTTTCTATCTGCCTGATGTCTTTGAACAAAACCAAGTCCGCCGTTATTTATTAAAAGTCTAATCATTTCTGTAGAACTTATTGCTTCCATTGGAGCAAGAATGACTGGAAGACTTAAAGTCAACCAGCCACTCTTGTTTTTTGGATTACCAATTGTCATTGAAATGTCTACAGATTTTCTTGTAGAAACTTCAGAGTTATCAGATGGAACCAATAAAACATCGTCAAAGCATAGGCTGTTTACTGATTCATCTAGATACATTTATTTCTTACTTACTTCTTCTTTGCTACTGGCTTCTTGGCTGGAGCAGCTTTCTTAGCTGGTGCTGCAGCTTTAGCTGCTGGAGCTGGTGCATCCCAGTCTGGTCTTGCAACTGACATTACAAGGCTATAAGCTCTTTTCTTCTTAAATACGCCGTCACCATTTGCCTGTGATCCTTTTGAATCTCCAGATGTATTTCCTTCGTAAGTAATAAGATTCTTTCCATCATTTGAGATTACAATTCCAACATGCTCTGTATCAGTTGGTGTCTTATCAAAGTTAAAAAATACTACGTCTCCTGCTTGTGCCTGCCCAATTGGAACAATTCTCTTGTTCTTTGCAAACCACTGTGCTCCCGCATCGCAAGATGCAAAGCCCTTCTTTGTAGATGCTGCAACTAAATGTACTAGACCTGCATCATCAAAACAACCTGATACAAACATTGCACACCATGGCTGGTTATTCATGCCATAACGCTTTCCAAAAATTGTATCGTTATTTGGTCCTTCTGTATATCCTTCTTCAGCATACTTTCTGGCTGCTGCCAAAACTTTTACTGCATTTGGATGTCTTACTTCTTCTGCCATTTTTTCCTCCTATGGAATTGATTAATTTAATTATAGCATTTGCGCCCCTGGAAGGAATCGAACCTCCGACGCAGACCTTAGAAGAGTCTCGCTCTATCCGCTGAGCTACAAGGGCAAAAGTAAAGGCTAACAGTTGTTAGCCTTTACGTAACCATAATCATCCCAAGGTAGCGAGCCCGAATGCGTAGGGGGGTTAGCTCCTACAGGATAATTATATTACGTTTTTTTTAAAAATACCTTCTAGTTGATTGCTTCTTTAAGACTTGATCTAAGCCACCATCCCCAGAACTGGTGCTTATCTTGTCTTTCTGCTAAGAAATTAGCAAGGCCCTGCTCCTGTAGTGGCTGTGTTACTTTAAACAAATCTTTAATTGTTTCCAACATAATGTTATTCATCCCTAGAAGGGTGGCTGACATTGTTGTTGGAGAAGTGCTTTGCAATCTAACTTCAGTAATTCTAGCATTTGCCATAAATTCTGACAAGGCAAACGGGGCGTATTCGTCATACTTTCTTAAGTACTCTGATATTGTATCTATAGTTGAATATACATCCTCATATACCTCTTTAAAGAATGCGTGATATTGAGTAAACAATACGCCCTCTACATTCCAATGAAATCCATGAGTAGTACTATAAAATACTACTGAGTCCGCCTGAAATTGTTTTAGTTTTGATATAAGCTGTTCCATTTTACTCCTAATTATTTGGTATATCTTTTTCAATGTCCATGGGAAGAAGCCCAAAGGATTTGGCAACCTTCATGCCCTCTTCGCTTAAAGAGAACGTGGCTTCTAGGTTTTCATCATAATCAACAGACATAAGTCCTTTTTCATATAACGCAACCAAAGTTTCATCTATATGGTTTACATGTGCTGCCCAAAGTTCTGGTGCAAGCTCTTTTGCAGCCTCTGTAATACTCAGTATAAATTCTCCAGTTTCATCAACACCAGCAACCTCAATAGCGCCAATCTCAATGTAATGATCTAGGTCTGACATATCGTCTTCCACTTCTCTCTCCTTGTGCGGTAGGTAGGACTCGAACCTACGATTACCGAATTATGAGTTCGGGGCTTTAACCGACTAAGCTACTACCACTTAGCCTAATTATATATTTCCGTCCTCAGTTTTGTCAATGCTTGACTCTACAACTTGCTGTACATATTCAGAAAAATGTTTTCTAATACTTCCAGTTGGCCTAGAACCAATTTGCTTCCATATCCTAGTATACTCTAACACGTTTGCGTAAGTAGTAGGACACATCATTGTTCCATTAAATTCACGTAGAACCGTAGGAAGCGGAACATGTTTCCCACAGCACTTGCATTCTTTTGCTCTCTCTTGGTATATATTTGTCATATCGTCATCATTCTTCCTATTGCGTCCTGCAAGTCATTTGGCATTGATTTAGGTGGCTTAATAAGATTAAATGATTCTTCTTTAGCCTCTCCAAAGTCTGCGTCATAACTCATTGATTCATATGTATGAACCTTAATCTCTCTATCTGTTGGCACCAAAGATCTTGAAATAGCATTATATATTGATCCACAAACAGCATCTGACAAGTCTTTAGACCCTTTTCTAGGGTGATCTACCTTGTCTCTCATAATTCTAAGCTGAAGTAATTCGTCAATTAAAAGAGTTATATGAGGCCCTTTAACTCTTTCTTCTAACACAACCATAGCCATGTCATCGTAATGCTTTTTAGCCACCGACAAAATTTCAGTATTAATTCCATATTGCTTTAACTGCTGCATCATATCGTGAGAGTTCCAACGGTCAAATGTACATAATCTTATATTAAATCCAGCACTCTTTAAAGAAAGGATATAGTCTTTAACCTCTGTAAAGTCAACAGACTTATCTGCTGTTGGTGTCCAATACATTACCGCATCAACTTCAACAACTGGTGCTGGCTGAGAGTATTCATTAGTTACTTTTACGTTTACCCAATCACGAACATGTGCAAGAGAAACTGCACAGTGGTCATGCTTTTGTGCAAGGTCTACGTGAATAAAATAGTCTGTACCTTCCTGTGGCTTAAACCAGCTCTCAAGCCTTCCAAACTTATCCACAGCTATGCCTGTATTACTAAAAGCTTTTTCAACTTTTTCTCTTGACTTAAAGAAAGCATCTACTGCTTCTGGTGGCATACATGCAAATCTTCCAAGAGCGTCTAGTTGATTTCTATAGAAGTCAACCTTAAAGTCTTCAATCTTTTTTGTTGGGTTTACTTCCCATGTAGGTCTTTTAAGTGCATATGTTTTTGGATACTTGTATGCCTTGATATGATCTTCTTCCCATTCAACAGTTACTTCGTTGCCCTCTATACCGTCTGGCAGATCATCATCCATCTTTAAGACTCTAGTCTGTATCACAGTTTCTTTTTCTGCAATAACAGACTCGTAAAACTTTTGGATTGGATCGTTTTTAAAACGTGGGAAAGAAAGCAAAATTACTTTGCCAAAGTCTGGGAAACGTGACATAACAGAGGCACGGTACATGTCATAAATTGCATCAGCTGTTTTTGCCTGATCATGCCCAGTTGTATTTTCAATTGCAAAGCCTGAAATTTCGTCGAGAATAACAATGATAACGTTATAGCCTTCCCAAGCTTCTCTTTCTGAGTGGCCTGAGTGAACTGTAATAGCTTTATCAAACTTCATTTCTGAAGCTTTTGACTCATATTTTCCAGCAAACCATGGGGACCTATCAATTCTTGTTTTAAATCCCTTAAAGAAAACATTGTTTGCCTGCTGTGCGTTAATAGCAATGTTTAGAATATCAATTGAGTCTCCAGGAGGCTTCCCATAATATGTTGCTGGATCCTTTAAACATAGCAGAAGATAAACAATATATGCAGTAGCAATTGTAGAAGAATAGTCTTTTCCAGAACCTTTACCCAATTGAGCAATAACTTCATTACAGGTTTGCTTAAACATTCTTCCGCCCTCTTCTTCTCCAAAGAGCTTCTTTAATGTTGATTCTTTATAAATCTGCGAGGACTTTTCAATTAAAGTGTATTGATATTCAGATAGTGGTGGCAAGCTTAGGTAGTCTGGGCTAGTAACAAATGTTCTTAAATCTACTGGACGCTCATCAAACTCTTCGCCATCAAGCATGTCAATAAGATCACTAAAATCAAATGACATCTTGTTCCTCTACTATTTGTACAGGCTCTACCACTCCAGTTATCTGCGAAAGTCTACGTGCTACATCCATCTTGCACTTTGGGCATGTGGCTGTAACCTCTTTTAGAATACCTACAAGAATTTCTTGCTTGCGTTCTGTGTCTGCAATCTGCCCTGCAAGCTCTGCATTGTCAAGCAAGCCTACTTGCTGAAGCATTCCAATTCTTTTTGTTTCAATGTCTGCAATTAGCTTTAGTGCTCCAGCCTTTACGCTAAGCTGTCCTTGTGTGTCTGCATCTTCAACAGTTTTCCACGCCTCTTTGATAAGCATTGCATAGTGTTGATCAGCACCAGATACGGCTTCTTTAGCCCTCTCTCTGGCGTTCTGATCATTGTGTACGACTGACTTCCACTCATCGATTAGCTCAACAACTTCTGCTCTCTTAAAGCCAGTTAGGGTAGCAATCTGGGTGGGGTTATTACCTTTTAGTAGTTCAGAAACTACTTTATTCATGCGATCAAAATGATCCGCTAACTCTATCTCAGCCATTACTATATTATACTTTTAGTCGACTAAAATGTCAATTAGATTTAGCCTTTGCAATCTTATATAGGACCAAATATCCAATTAAATCATCAATATCATTATCTCCAGCGTACCCTTGGTTATGCATAACTCTATTTAATTTATCATCAATGCGGACTTTTAATTGTTCTGTTGCATCCGCCGAAGAAAATATACGTGCAGGGTTTAGCGCTGAATCTCCGTAAGAGATATTCTTTTCAATTAGTAGGTGTGCAATCTCATGGCATGCCTCCCATATTTTACCGCCAGAAGGAGCACCAACTGATTTTAAGTATAGGTCACTACAATTAAAGTTTGTAACATCTTCAAATACTGGGTTTAACATATTATCTCCTATGATTTAAAACTGCAATAAAATGATCTTCAATGGGGTTATTGGGATCTTTTGAATATTCTATACTGTCTATTGTAAAATATTTTTCAACAATTGGCAATACCTGTGATGCAGAATGATCAATCCAAGTTCTGCTATGAAGTACCAATCTGTCCGCTATTTGAGACAAATCAGTTAAATATGAATTTAGCTCTGAGTCCTCTATATGCTGAAATACAAGGCTTGCTAATACTGTATCAAATTTAAAAGATTTTACATAATCCCAATCGGTTGTGTATGTTATATTACTCAGCTTATTGTCTTCTGGGACCAAGCCTATCATGCTTGGTAAATCAAAAGAGATGACTTTATCATATGTGTCTGACAAAGCTACCGAGTTTCTTCCAACTCCACATCCAAAGTCTAGTGATATTGAGCCACTTCCAAATAGCGATCTGACTTCATCATATACTGGCATGTCTCTAAACTCTCCCTCATATCCAGTTAATATAAGGTCTCCTGCATTTTCTTTATTGGCATTAAGCCATACATCTTTACTCATCTTTTTTTAATTAATCCAAACTGCTCTAGGTACCTCTGTATAGTCATTGCAGAAACTTTGCATTCTGCCGCAATTTCTGTAACTGTTTTCTTTTGCACTATATATCTTCTATGCAACCAATCTTTACTTTGATACAACTTCATCGTTCTGTTAATACCTGATTCCCATAATATGCAATTCCAAAACTATCTGCCACGTCAAAATCTTCCACCTTAGTTCCATACTTATTGTTAAAGAAGTCTGCAGTTCTCTGTTTACGCATATTTCTTAACTGATTTTGATACCAAGAATCTGCATAACCTGGATGCTTTGCTCTAATTGCCGCCTTCTCATCTTTTGTAGGATTTTTGTTTCCAATATGAGACTGCCATGAAGAAGGAGATATGGTGATTACCTTTGCTCCAGTAGCCATAAGCTCTGCAATAACAACTCCATAGACATAAGACAGCTTAATTACTGCATCAGCAGACTTAACAAATACAGCACCTTCAACAACAATATAGTCTGCTTTAAGCTCATCTATCATGGCATGCATTTTTCTTTTAGCGTCATATATTTTTTCGTATATGTCTTGGCCATGCAACTCAAGCTTGCCCCACTTTATTGGTACATTGTTGTCCATAAGGCAGAATGCAATTGAGTTTGTTGAAGCGTCTATGCCTAAAACTCTGACGGCTTTAGACTTAACAAGATTAGCTAATCCCATCTAACATATCCTTTAGTCTGGCTCTTGTTTCTTTCTTCTGCTTATCCACACACATTGTGCAAACAGTCTTCTCAGTATACCTGCTTAGCTGTCCGCCACACTTACAAAGCCTTACTGCGCCATTTCTAATAGCCTTCTTCTCATAGTATTTTTCCATGATCCTTTTGTTAGTTGCAATTCTGCAACATTCATCAGAGCAATATTTCTGGTTATGAGTTTTTGGCTCAAACTTTTGCTTACAATCACCGTTTGCACAAATCATTATACTGTCACATCCATTGGGGATATGTGTACAGACCCCTCATCTGCAGTTTTTGACCAGCAAGACTTCTTAAGTGGGCAATACTTACATGGAGACTTAGACTTTGTATAACCATCTGGAATAACTGGAAGATCTCCTTCTTTAAAGTTATCCCAAACCTTACACAACCAATCAAATGTATCATTGATGATCTTTGAATTTCTATCATTCATCTGGATTGGAATTACAAGCACCTCTTGAGTATTCTTATTT